AAGACGCTTGAATTAAATAAACTCACCTTTGCTTCTACAGAAAAGCCAAGCAAACCAGATGCTGGAGATGTTGTATTTGACATAACAGATAATGTATTGAAATACTACAACGGGTCTGAGTGGGTGAATCTAAAATGAAAATACCAAAGAATATGACAGAGCAAGAAACAATGCATATCATACAAACGGTGATTAATAGAATCGCCCCAAGGTATACATTTAATGGCTACGAGGTAGATGATATAAAACAAGAGGCTTTTATTATATGTGTTGACGCCCTAAACCGCTATGATAATTGTCGGCCCCTTGAGAATTTTCTATCCGTTAATCTTTCTAATCGACTGAAGAATTTTGTTAGGGATAATTTTGGAAACGCTAAAGATTTAGAGAAAAAGAAAGTTTTATCTCCTATAAGTTTTTTTCATGACACAAATTGTAACTCACAATATTATGAGATGGACATAGAGGAGATAGATCACAAGCAACTAATGCAATTAGTGGAGGCCCATTTACCAATTTCCATGAGAGAAGACTTCTTGAAATTAATCAACGGCATGAATTTAGTTAGTACTAAACGTGAAGCCCTAATCAAAAAAATTAAGGATATCATAAATGAAAAAGGGTAGAATCTCTAAAGAGGAAGAACGCACTATTGGAAGACTTGTAAACAGTTTGACCGTAGAAGATATAGCCAAACAATTAGATAGAGACGTTGAGTCTGTAGACTATTTCATAAAACGAAAATTTAAGGTTGGTTTAACTGGAGAAGAGTTTGCGGCCTTCTCACTTGAAGATCGCCCATATTGGCTAGATCTAAAAGAACAATTTACTGAAGAGGAACTCGACCTATTTAAGTATCACTGGTCGCGCATAATTTCACAGTTTAAGGACGACGTATTCCCCACCGAAGAATTACAAGTAATCGACGTTATTAAATTAGAGATTCTTATGAATAGATGCTTGAAGGGCAATAAGGATAATATAGAACAAATTAGCACCTATGAAAAAATGGTGCGCGACGAACGTAGTAAAGACAAAGATCAACAAGACATGGATTATATTATTAACTTAGAAAGACAGGTGGCCTCTCTAAGAGCTTCGCAAGAAAGTTTGAATAGAGATTATAGGGAGTTACAGACAAAGAAAGCGGCCATATTAAGGGAGATGAAGGGAACAAGAGAACAGCGCATAAAGAGGTTAGAAGACTCTAAACAGAGTTTTACAAGCTGGGTTGCTAATTTATTGCAAAGCCCAGACTTAATGAAAAAATACGGAATAGAAATGGAAAAGATGAGGGTGGCAATGAAAAAAGAAGAAGAGCGATTAAGTTCTTTCCATAAGTATGAAGATGGAACTATTGATCAACCATTATTATCTCCAGATACAGTGAAGGATTAATATGCATCAATCTGCTTATTCTAACGCACAGAAATTTTTTAATGTATACTGTAAAGAAAATATAGAATTTAAATCTGTATTAGATGTTGGCTCTTGTGATGTAAATGGCACAATGAAACCAATATTTACATCATGTAAACAATATGTTGGGATTGATCAGTGTGAAGGCAAAAATGTTGATTTAGTGTGCGTATCTCATAAGATACCACTAGAAGATAACTCTTTTGATATTATCATATCTTCATCATGCTTTGAGCATGACCCAATGTTCTGGATAACTTTCAAAGAAATGTGCAGAATAGTAAAAAATGGTGGATATATTTATGTACAGGCTCCGAGTAAGGGTCCATATCATGCATATCCAATTGATAACTGGAGATTTTATATAGACTCTTGGAAATGCTTAGAGCAGTGGTCAAACTATATAAATTATCCAGTGAAACTAATAGAGAGTTATATAGATAAAACAGATGATTTGTGGCATGACAGTGTGGGTATATACCAAAAATGAAAACATCTCTTGTTTGTATAGCTAAAAACGAAGACCATTACATAAAAGAGTGGATAGATTATCATATCAAACTTGGATTTGATCATGTGTTTGTTTATGCCAATGATTGGAAATATAGCACCGACAATAAACAAGTATCTATATATGAGTATAACGGGTTTGCTAAACAGCTTGGGGCTTATAACGATTTTGTTAAAACTAAATCTAATGGATACAACTGGGCTGCTTTTTTTGATGTAGATGAATTTTTGGTATTAAAGAAACACGATAATGTTAAAAGTTTTCTACGAGATTATAATGATTGTGCTGCAATAGGAATTAATTGGGCGATCTTTGGAGACAGTGGACATAAATCAGTAGTAGGTGGAGAATATATTAAAAAGATTCATTAATAGAGCAAAATCTACATATATACCAAATAACCATATTAAATCTATTGTTAGATTACCAACTAATCACATTGTCCATATTCATGACTTAAATACTACTTGGTATAATTTGAATAAAGAGCCAAGAACTGGTTCATTTAATACTCCTGTTGATTGGTCTATAGCGCAATTAAATCATTATCTATCAAAAACAAAAGAAGAATTATTGATAAAGTGTAATAGGGGGCGAGCAGATAATGGAACATACAGAAAATTTGAAGAACATTTACAATATCTAGATCTTAATGATGAAGAAGATGTGTTAGCTAGGAATTTTTTATATGAAGAATATAAGGAGAATATATGAAAGCTATCGTTTTTGGAATTACCGGACAAGATGGAAGCTATCTAGCGGACCTACTAATAAGTAAGGGTTACGAAGTCATTGGAGTTTCACGAAGGTGTAGTACAGACAACACACAAAGAATAAAACACTTATTAGATGCAGATAATTTCAAATTGATAGAAGGCGATATTACAGATGCAAGCAATATATACAATATTCTTTCTTGGAACGATCATGTAGATGAAATCTATAACTTAGCTGCACAGTCTCACGTTGGCACATCTTTTTCACAACCAGCACTCACTTGGGATATTACTGGAAAAGGATGTCTAACTATTCTACAAGCAATAGTTGATCTTGGGCTATATAACACTAGATTTTATCAAGCTTCATCTAGCGAAATGTTTGGAAGTTCTTACGATACAAACGCCTGTGGAGAAAAATATCAAGATGAAGACACAAAATTTATGCCCAATTCCCCATACGCAATTGCTAAGTGTGCCGCTCATCATTTCGTGCGTTTGTTTCGCAATGCTCATAATTTACATGCTAGTTCTGGCATATTATTTAATCACGAAAGTCCAAGAAGGGGCGACAACTTTGTTACCCAAAAAATCATAAATTGGATTGCAAATTATGTGAGATGGACTAAACATGTTAAGCATAACGGAGAAATTAAGTTTGATGAAGATAATATCATTATTAATGGACAGATTTTTCCAAAACTAAGACTAGGAAATTTAGAAGCATTTCGTGATTGGGGATATGCTGGAGAGTATGTAGAGGCTATGTGGTTAATGCTACAACAGGATTATCCAGACGATTATGTTATTTGCACTGGAAAGACTCACACGGTTGCTGAATTTTTAGATATTGCCTTTAATTATGTTGGATTAACAGAATGGAGACAACTAATTGTCATAGACCCACAATTTTATAGACCTTCAGAAGTAGATTTCCTAAAAGGGGATTGTACAAAAGCACAAGAAAAATTAGGCTGGAAAGCAGAATACAGTCTTGAAGATTTGGTTAAAATGATGATAGATGCAAAACTTTAAACTTAGTGTGGATTTATCTAGTATATATATGCAAATAAAAGATAACTTAATCAAAGAATATTCTTTTCCATTTTTTTTAGTATTCCTTGAAGCAGATAATCCAGACGATGCTTGCTATACATTCACACAAAGATTACTTCATACTATTGTAGAAAAAGATAATTCTATAGAAAGTCGAATTATGTGTCGCAAAATACATAGACACATGAGAATATACAAGGTAATATTATTATGAAGAAGAGAAACTATAATGATAAAGATTATAGTGAGTTTAGAAAGTCAGTATTAAAAAGAGACAAATACAAGTGTCAAATGCCAAACTGTAACTCTAGGAAGAAATTAAATGTACATCATATTAAACCTTGGTCAAAAGCAGCATCATTAAGATATGATCCATTAAATGGCATTACGCTTTGTAAAGAGTGCCATGAATCAATAACTGGTAAAGAAAACCACTACGAAGTAGTATTTACAGAAATAATTCATAATGCAACCAAACGCACCTAAATTTTTTGTTATTAGAGATACCCGAGAAAAAGAAGGGTATGAATTTAACAATTTCAACACATGCGCAGGCATGATAGAACAGAAATTAGACACTGGAGATTATTCCATACAAGGTTTGGAAGATAAAATCTGTATAGAAAGAAAGGGCTGTGTTGAAGAACTTGCTATTAATCTAGGACAAAAGAAATATACGTTCTTAAATGAGATTGAAAGGATGAAAGTTTTTCCTCACAAGTATTTAATACTGGAATTTTCCTTACAAGATTTAATTAACTTTCCTCAACATACGCGAATACCGGTGCGAAATAAGTCTGCTTTAAAAATTACTGGTAAATATATGCTTAAATGTTTAATAGAGTTTGAACTGTATAACGATGTGCATGTTTTATTTTGTGGAGATAGGAGAAATGCATTTTTAGCTGTTAGTAGTATCTTTAAAAGAATTAATGAAATGTACACTATAGGGAGGAAAAAATGATGGCAGAACCAGAATTACTGAAAGATTTCCATGACTATGGTGCCAACATCAATACTAGGGAAATATTTTTACATAATCACTACAATAGCGAAGATAACGAAAATCCCGGCGTTGAATATAGAATGTCTAATACGTTTATCAAAAATTTAAGAGCCTTAGATATAAGAAATAATGCCAATATTACAATACACTCTCATAGTATTGGAGGAGTATGGACAGACGGCATGGCTATTTATGATGCTATACAAATGTGTAGATCTTATATTACTATGATTGTTTATGGTCAAGCTGAATCTATGAGTAGCATTTTTCTTCAAGCTGCGGATTATAGATACATGACTCCAAATGCTCACTTTATGTGTCACTATGGATCTACCGATATTAATACAGATTATTTAAGCGCAATGAGTCAAGCCGATTATGAAAAACGAATTTGTGATGTGATGTTTAATGTTTATGCAAAAAGATGTGTTGACGGTAAGTTTTTCTATGAGAAGTTTGGAAAGAAACCAAGTGAAAAGCAAGTTAAGCAATTTTTGATAAGAAAATTTAAAAATGGAGATTGGTATCTAAACGCAGAAGAAGCCGTGTATTATGGTTTTGCTGATGCAATATTAGATCACTGGCATATCAAAGAATGACCACTAAATTAAAAAATATTGAAGAAGCGTGGCTGGGATTAGAGAATATAGATACGGATTTTTTCAATCCAATGTCTATAGCTAATCCAGCACATGAAGATTTTAATCTTAGGCTTGCTTGGTTAATGACTCGACCAGAATATTTATCATTCTTGACTAGCCACATATTAAATATTCAACTATTACCTTCTCAAGCTTTGTTCTTAAACGAAATTTGGAATAGAAAATTTCCAATGTTAATTGCTAGTCGAGGTTTTGGTAAATCGTTTATGTTATCTTTGTATTCAATTCTTAGAGCTTTAATTTTACCAAAGAGAAAAGTTGTTATTGTTGGTGCAGCATTTAGGCAGTCTAAAGTATTATTTGAATATATGGAAACCATATGGCGTAACTCACCAATGTTAAGAGATATTTGCGACGGAGACAGTGGACCAAGAAGAGATACGGACAGATGTACGTTAAGACTTAATGAAAGTACTATAACATGTTTGCCGCTAGGAGATGGTCAAAAAATTAGAGGACAAAGAGCAAATGATATTATTGCTGACGAGTTTGCTTCCATACCAAGAGAAATTTTTGAGAACGTAGTCGCTGGTTTCGCGGCGGTCAGTGCAGATCCAGTAGAAAATGTAAAGAAGTATGCTGCACGAAAAAAGGCAAAAGAATTAGGTATAGAGCTTGCTCAATCAGATGTTATAGAACAAAAAGATAATCAAATTGTTTTATCTGGTACAGCTTATTATGATTTTAATCATTTTGCAGCTTACTGGAAAAAGTGGAAATCTATAATCAAAAGTCGAGGAGATATCATAAAACTAAGAGAAATTTTTAGTGAAGATCCGCCAGAAAACTTTGATTGGACACAATATTCTATTATTAGAATGCCATATGAACTACTACCAAAAGGCTTCATGGACGCAGATCAAGTTGCAAGATCAAAAGCAACAGTGCATACGGGCATTTATCAAATGGAATATGGGGCTTGTTTTACGAGAGATAGTCAAGGATTCTTTAAGAGATCTTTAATAGAATCATGTGTTGTGTCTACAGATAATCAAATTCAAGATAGTGCTGGAAATGAAATACATTTTGAAGCTTCATTAATTGGTGATGTAAATAAAACATATGTATTTGGCGTAGACCCGGCTTCTGAAGTAGATAATTTTAGCATTGTTGTGATTGAATTAAATAATGATCATAGAAGAATTGTACATTGTTGGACAACAACTAGAACAGAACACAAAGAAAAGGTTAAAAAGGGATATGTAAGTGAAACAGATTTTTATGCCTATTGTGCTAGAAAAATTAGAGATTTGATGAAATTATTTCCATGTGTACACATAGCAATGGATGCGCAGGGTGGTGGAGTTGCTGTTATGGAGTCTCTACATGATAAGGATAAGTTAAGAGATGGTGAAATTGCAATATGGCCCGTGATAGATGACGAAAAACCAAAAGATACTGACGGAGAAAGAGGTTTACACATATTAGAAATGTGTCAATTTGCTAAACATGAATGGTTAGCAGAAGCAAATCATGGAATGAGAAAAGACTTTGAAGACAAAGTACTATTATTTCCATTTTTTGATACGTTGAGTATAGATCTGTCACACCACGAAGACGATATAAAAAACCGAATGTTTGATACTTTAGAAGAATGTGTCCTTGAAATAGAAGAATTAAAGGACGAATTATCTATGATCCAAATGACGCAGACATTAAATGGCAGAGATAGATGGGATACGCCAGAAGTAATAGTTGGTACTGGTAGAAAAAGTAAAATGAGAAAAGATAGATATTCTGCTTTATTAATGGCTAATATGGCGTCTAGACTAAAACAAAGAACACCAACACAAGAAGAGTACAAATTCTATGGAGGATTTGCCACTGGTGGTCATTCTAATAAAAATGACGACAAAATGTATACTGGACCAAGCTGGTTCTCAGATTATATGAAAGATGTGTATTAATCTATATCAATCACATTGTCAATCCAATTAAAAGGTTTAACATGAATAATGAAGAAATGATAACATGGAGAGATGAAGATTTTAGCAGCAAAACTAATGCTATGTCACAATTGTCAGATAATGTTGACTCGTATGCCTCATTAAATAAAACTCAAGGAAATCATTATCGACATTTTATAGATATTGAGCCAAATAGGTCTGTTAAACCCGGATTTACATCTAGAGATTACTACGCATTTAGGCCAGATGAGGCAGTACCAAGCCAACAGAGAAAAATCATTAAAATGTGCATGGATGCATATGATAAGGTTGGAATTATTCGGAATATAATTGATCTAATGGGCGATTTTGGCAGTCAAGGTATACAAATTGTTCATAGAGATAAAAGTGTTGAGAAATTCTATCAACAGTGGTTTAGAAATGTTAATGGCAAAGAAAGATCAGAGAGATTTTTAAATAATCTCTATAGATGTGGCAATGTGATTATATACAGAAGTTATGCCAAAATTACACCACAACTAAATACTTATATGAAATCTTTGGCTAGTGACATCAGAGTTGAGGTTCCAAATGCTAAATCTAATGAAAT